ACGGATCCACATATTCTTTAAGAGTAGAATAAAATAAATTCTCCGACCTGTTCTCTGAAGAAATTATAGCTACAACAACAGTTACAGACTTTGAAAAAGAGATTGTTTATCCTAGCTTCTTAGGAGATATGACTTGGGCTTATCACGGTGCAAGGAGAGATGAAAGTTGAATGATAAGTGCTAATGGATGGGTGTTTAGAAAGAGCACCTACTTGAGTTCTCTACAGGCTAATCTTCCTGACCTCCATCAAATGTTTCCAGTATCTATTGGATTGTTCCAATCTGAGAGACTCCATGATTTTTATTCACATCAAAAGACAGACTTCGCTACTTATATCGCTAGCATTCAACCATACTTCGTTTGAGAAATTGAATTAGAAAGGAAGATAGAAGAACTTAACCACTATGTGAACAAGGATCTTCCTCCCGCCAAACAAATCTAAGAGACCCCGCTCTAGGCATCACATTTTTATGATCCTGATTTATATGATATAGAGACTTTCGAAAAAGAACATATCTTGTTCAAGCTTTTCATCGATGATGCTCAATTGACAGACCCGAATATAAATCTAGTGTCTAGGAAAGAGTTTGTTTTTAACAAAGTCATTAGGCAGTTGATCACTGCCCATCAGTATATCGTTTGCGGAGAAAGAGGTTTTTGGTACAAGCCCGTTAAAGATAAATATTAGTTCGGCACCGGATAGATGATAAAAACTCCCTTTAAAGCGAATCCAGCAGTAGAGTCTTCTTTGTATTCTTACTTAGGAGGAGAAGAGGTTAAGGAGGTCCAACTAGTCGACATTGGAGCAACAGGAAGAGGCAGACAGGCATCTGTAAAAGTGTTAGAAGATCTTTACGGAATGAGTTATGAAGAATTTATCAGTATGCTCTCAGAATTCATCATCTCAGCTTACATCACGTACATGGATGCAGGAGATTACCCCACTCCTATTATTCCGGGCTGTCTAAAGTTCAATCACAATGTCAGCAACTGTCTTTAATACACATGGGGCTAAACTGAGCTAAGGTATGTGGTTGACGTAGATGTGGCTTTTAAATCAGAATTCCAAAAACTCATGGTTTCATTGGAGATGGAGACTAAAATGGTACAGAAACTTAATATGAGGAAGTACTTCTTTTCAGATAAAATTGGTCTCCTCGACGGAGAGAATATTCTGGTCCAAACCAAAGACCCCAATAATGCGAGATATCTCACTTTATTTTAAGGAGAAGATCCTCTCATCGTAGCTGCCAGGAAAGAGAATGATAGAAAACTCAGCGATATTTAAAGTAAAGAAGATGAGTTGGCAGAAATCTGAAAGAAGATTGTGAGACTTCAGACTAGTAATCCAGAATTCGAGTAAATTAGATAGGCGTCGAGAAGTTTAATGGAGAAGAAATAGGACGAGGCAATGACACCAGTTGAATATGTCTAAGGGTGTCTCTGATTCAATGATGAATAGTTTGATCAATTCCAGTCTATCTTCCCTCTCGGTCCAGAGAAGGTCAAATAAATAAAATCCATTTTCGATGCTCAAAAGATAGGTGACATGTTGGAAAAAGTCCCTAATATTAATGAATAGAGGTTAAACTACACATTTGAATCTTTTTGTGACGCTTTTCTTAGATATAATTTCTCTTGACAGGTCATAGAAGACATCCGAGAAGAGAGATAAGAGAAAATTTAGAGGGAGAAGGTTAATGCCATTGTGACTTTAGTCTTAGCCATTTTCATGTGGATAACCAATTCTAGAGTGGTCCGCCTTTTCTTGAAACCTTTGGCCTATGCTTATGGAGGTATTGCTCTGGGATTTATTTTAGAATTTTATCAGTTTTTCTTGTCTAGAACACTGAATAGGCACATTCTCCCTTACTTTGCAAAGCTTAAAGCACATTCATGACGGCCTGGGGCTTAAGTTAATAAGTATGCTATATTTGATCTATATGATTAGAGCCTGGCCACTACTAATGTAGGTTAAGAGAAATTCACTTCAGGAAAAGCTAAGCTCTGGTATGATGCTGCTTCCACTTCCTTTAAATCTTTGCCCAGTTTTTGAATGAACTAAATATTTGCTAATCAATGCGCTAAATCGGGAGTAGTTTTCTCTAAAGAGGAGATTGAAAATTAATGTCAAGGATCTCACGGTGGGCATAATAACTTGAGAAGTCTAATCGATAGATTATATTCTAGAGCCTTGAACGACGCAGTGAGAGCTTTTGATGCAACTGATGATTGTATCCTCATCGATCTAGGAAGCAAATACCAGCAATTTGTTAAATTGATGTCTAAGAGATTCCCTGGAACTAAAAAGGCTCTTCATATGACAAAGACCAACGAAAAAGATCTGGCTCCTTTCCTCATGTCCGAAGATAAATACATCGTCTGTATAAGACCGTGATTAGGAGATTATGATAACACCTATTATGAAAGCAACAGAGTATCAGATTTGCCAGAGTGTGCTTACTAAGTAATTATATTGGAATGTACTCTCGAGGAAGTTGAAAAGATGGAATTGTTCTAAAAACTAGTAGGTTGGCATTAGAAATCAAAACACATCACCATGAACGATACTCACTATTATATAGAGCAGATCCCTGATATTTACACTTAATCTACTTTCTATATCTCAGGGTTGTTATTCGAGTAAATTCCCGGCAGATACTATCTACCTCTATTAGAAGGAGAATATGGTATTTATTCAAAGGACGGTGAGCAATGGGTTAACATGAGAACAAATGGCACATTGAATGTCTACTCACATAAGAACATGGCAGTTAGAAATTCAGACATCTTGATTGATTTCGGGTTCTTAAGAGTGTTTTATGGTAGGTACAATATTAGACAGTATAATGAGAATTTCTATGTACCTTAATCTGTTAATTTCTCGGATGGATATCCTCAAAAGAACTATTTGCTGGAGAATCTTACTGATGCAGAGCTTGCTAATAAATGATTTTAGACTTCACTTGGTAGCATATTAGACAAGAAGGAGAGTGAATTAGAGATCATAATCCCAGGTACTCCATAGTCTATTTTGGACAGCATTTATGACAACAAGTAGGTAGTCAGAAGTCCCATCTATAAACTTAACAGAGTATGGAGGATCAATTAGTTATATTGGATTTTCTTGTTAATCATAATTCATTATCTATACTCAAGAAGTTATTATTCCTTAGGACTCATCTTAATCAAAATCGTCACCATAGCGTGGACGGGCAATTGGAATTGGAACTAGAACTTAGTTGATTTGACCTGCTAGAATTATCAGCCTACTTTCCTTCAATCTATCTTGTATCAAATAGTCCCTAATTATAACATCCCTCTTCATCCTTCTTTGCAGAGAGAGATCTTGATAGGTAGTCTCTTTCATGATGATAAGACTAGAGAGAAAGAACTCTCTGAGCTTCCTTGGAACAATAGAGACCAGGTTACTGAGAAGAAATTAAGGAGATCTATAGTCACCAGTATCCCTAATGCATGTCAAGAATTTAATAAAATTTAGATGGATTACTTCTATTCTAAAAGGCCTAAGATAATTGACTTCTTATCTCCATAACTACAATCTTTTGGAGAATTGAATAAAGCCAGTCTAGAGAAGTTGAGTTCGTTAGTTACTCAGTAGACTCCTGTAAGATAAGCAGAGTGTATTTAGGTAGGGTACGACATATATAAAAACGGATAGGAACTCATAACCTATGAATACGATAGCAAATCATTCAATAATTCTTATGCCGCATTTATAGGGAGACATAACTCGAATAAATTACAACCGGAATAGAAAGTAGTAGACAGGCTCTCTTTATTATCAAGAAAGTTCTTCGAAATTCTAGCACAAAGAGCAGTTTCTTTAGATGTAACTTACATAGACCCTGAAGAGTGGTTAGCTGGGAAGACTTAATGGAGTATTGCTAAAAGAAACAAGTATTATTAATAATTATTTAAGCAACTTAGAAGGGCTAAGTAGAAAGATTTTAACGTATTTTTCTCTACAATGGTAAAATCCGGAGAGACTTACACTAAAACGGTAGATCAAGATGTGAATGACTTGTCTGAAAGACCTTGAAACATTTTCGTTCCTAGTAAAGAGGGTTGTGGCCTCTTGACCTACATTCAGTAATATATTTTTAGAGACTTTAAGCAAATGTATTAAGGAAAACCTCTCCTGATGAGTTTTTGTCACGGGTTAGATTCTAAAGGTCTAAAAGAGAGAGTTAAAGATCTCTTGGGGTAAGATCCTGATTAGTATGTCTCAGTGAGTATGGATGGTTCTGCTTTTGACAGTAATTAACACTACAAATTGTAGGAAGCGGTGGATGTGAACTTCTGGAAAAGTTATTCCCCTAGGATTAGGTAATACCTGGAAGTTATTTAGAAGAATTTAGATTTTAGCATTGATATTGATAAACTCTGTTAGTTAATAGTCGATAATGCTTGCATTCTAGTTTTTGACGTCTATGTTCCGTCTCCTGGTATTCCTTGTGCTAATAAAGTGCCGAGAGAATTGATGGGTAATGAGTATCAATTGTTTAAATTAAAAGGAACCACTTTCTCAGGTCATCCTACCTTGACCACATTAGGGAACACATTGAGGAGCATTATGTATGCAAAATATGCCCTCTACGAGCTTTAGCTACCCCATAATATTCTAGCAGCTGGAGATGATTTAGTGGTATGGGTTCAGAAACCTGTCGCTGATTAATTTGTCGACAAGATGAAGTCTTTAGCATACACATCTAAGGATGTAGAAATTAGTTATGGCTTAGGTCAAGTTATTAAAGAGTATGCTGTGTGAGAATGGTGGGATATAGATTTTTGTAGTAAATTTTGTTTACATGCCGGAAATAGATCCAGTTATGACGGGTGGTATATATTCAGAGACCCAAACAAGTTTGTTCTTCAGAAATAGTTCTATGTAGGTTAAAATCAATTATTTTGAGATAATCCTGGTCTCTATTTAAGATGTATCTATGAATCACTCTAAGCAGAGCTTCCTTTTCCGTCTCTGAATTTCATAATAGAGTCTAGAATGAAATATTTCCCAGACAATTCACATCCTAAGTTGTTAGAGTATTATCGAAACTTCATTAAAACAGGATATTGGGATGAGAAAGTATCTTCCAATCACATATCCAATCTGGATATCCAACTGTGTTCTAAGTTGCGACTATCACTCTCAGCATTACACTAAATCCATGTGGACAACAGTTTGGTAATTTCTGGCATTCGCGGTGGGCGTATCCCACCTAATCTGTAATAATTATATTTAAATGAGTTTTTCTAAAGAGAAAACAATCACTGTTAAGCAGGTAACGTAAGCGCCTTAGCGAGAAGCTGCTTAACATCAACAATCCAACCCCAACCCTCCATCTCAGGGATGAAAGAGAAATAGGTAGAAAAGGAATCGTCCTAAGTAGACCAACCCTCCCGCACCTAAAGAAGAGAAAAAGAAACCAGGCCGAAACCCTCGCTAGCAAAAGAAGAAAGTCGAGTTCAAAGATTTGTCACCTTATTCTTAATTTTTGTATGCTTGAGCTAATCCTGGAGTTAAATGAGCTCATTTTGTCCATGACGGAATTATACAGAAATCTGGAGCTCTAACAGGGTCTAATGTTTAGAATATTTAGATGGGAGCTGGCTAGTACACAATGATTCTATATAGTCCTTTGATAGCACACACAGAGACCACTACTCGATTTTCAGGTTTCAGCATATAGAATTTTCAGGCTAATTAGGCCGCAACTTATCCGCTCAACTTGGCTGCTATCACGACCCTCTCTTAGTCCTATGTCAATTGTTACGGTGGAGATCCAAACACTTTTACTAATGATAGTTTCATTTGGGCTAGCCACCTAAACGTGACACTCAATGGACCTTCTGCTAATAGGAGCGGAATTGCTTATGTAGGTAAGATGCGTTTGGGATCTCTGTTTAATGCTTCGAACCTCACAGTAGACTAATTGATAAAGATCAGCAGCACAATCAACTTGAAGACCAAAGAGTCTATAGATCTAAATATATCTATCAACAACACGAATTTGTATTTCCAAGACGAAGATGCGAGTTTGACTTAGTTCTTGTCAGAGGAGGTAGCTTGGATCATACTTGATAGACCTTACTAGAGTATTACTGACGGAACTGTTCTATCATATCCTATTTGTCTAAGTTTCAGATACAACTATACATTTTGGCCTCGCTCCTCAGATACTTTCTTGCGTAAGCTCTAGACTGATGATATACCATCGGGTAAAGAGGAGCTCAAAGATGAGGCTTATCACACTTCTTAGACACACTTTAAAGCTGGAGGCTCTAAGATCAGAGATTTACTTGAACTGGAAGCTAAAATGCCTACAACTAGAGTATTAACATCTGTCAGACTGGATAATAGCGTTCATTATGACAAGACAACGTTGATTTATTACTTATAAGGTATGTAGCCTTATCTCAAGCCTTTAGCTTCCGAATCAGATCTTGTATTCAAAGAGCTGTTTAATACTCTCTAATAATCCTACGATAATGTGAATCAATACGTGAATAGTTTGTAAAATCCACCAATTATAATTGGAGTAGACCCAGAGATAGCAAGCATCGATCATGAGGCTCTACACTAAAAGAGAGTTTTGGATTAGATCAAAGCTTATTAGATGAAATATCCTAAAACAGATCGTTTCTGACATTCATCATCCAGGAGTAATTCTAGAGACTCTTCCTCTAGATCACGGAAAAATTCCTAAGATTATAGGTAAGACTTTAAGAGTTAATGAGAAAATCATAGCCAGACTAGGAAGCCCATGTTATCAGAAAGTCAGTTCCTGACAGAAGTCCAACTAAGATAAGCACTAGGGAACGAGAAGAGCACGGTTCTGCAAGGAACTAGTTAACAGGTCGACTCAGAGACCGACTCAAATGACTCTGACGAAGACGGACCGCCGTCACGCAATTTCTTCAGTTCTACTGAGATCTTGCTCGCTTAGCGAATTCATCTATGTCCTAGACAACGTAGATGTCTTATAAATCATTAGCAGATGTATTCTGTTACCCTTTCTAGGAAGGGGGTGGCC